TAAGCTTTGGTCATTAATTGTTTCACAAATGGAACTCTTGCATGATAGGTATTAAAAAGTTCCGCTGCTTTTTCTTTTGATACCCCGAGCTCTGCTTGTAGTTTTGCTTTACCCATACCATAGAATAAACCAAGGTTTATAGTCTTGGCCTGTGATCTAGGTATCTCTGCCATATCAGCAACAGTTTGATGGAAGTCTGCGTTAGCATCATTGTTGTACGCATCAATTACATCATAGACTGATGGCAGTTTATATAGTGATGCATAATGAACTACGAGTCTTGGTTCTTGCTGTGAGTAATCAAAGCATCCCCATTTGCATCCTTTTTCGGGAATGAATAGTGACCTAATTTTAGGTCCTAAATCCTTGTTTCTAGCGGGTATTTGCTGAAGATTAGGGTTTTGATAACTAAATCTACCTGTGACTGTGCCTCCTCCTGCGTTTCTTAATTGGTTTATCTCCGCATGTATTCTGCCATTGTGTTCGTATTTAATAATTGAATCAATAAATGTTGTGTGTGCTTTGTTAATCTCTCTTGCTTGTGCAATCATTCTTACTACAGGATGTTCATGTTCTTGTAAAAAATTTTTTGTAAAACTAGGTGCAGAAGTTTTTTCAGTTCGTTCATATGGTATTTTAAGAGTATCAAAAACATTTGCTATACTTCTAGCAGCCCATATCTGTGGTCTAATATTTGTTTCACTTTCTATTTTTGTTAGTAGATCATTCTCTTCTTTGATAAAATTTTTTTTCATTTGATGGGCTTTTTCAATGTCAACTCTCACACCTTTAAATCTCATATCAACAAGACAAGGAAACAATTCTGTTTCTAAATCAAAAATATCTTCAAGATCTTGGTGTAGTATTTCTTTTTTCATCTCCTGCCATAGACCAAATGTAATTTCTGCGTCACGTTCTGCATATCCACCAACGTGCATAGCAGGAAGTTTATACATCTCTGCTTTTGGATCGATGCCCCAACTCTCTGCTGCTTCAGCTAAAGCTGATTCATTTTTACCATAGCCAAGGTAGTGCCATGATAAACTATTCAGATCATATCTAAATCTATTCTCATCGGTTATAGCAGCTGCTATCATTGTACAAACAATATCACCTTGTACTGTAAGTCCTAAATTTTTTAACCAACAAACATCATAGATTGCGTTATGAAATATTTTTGTTGATGGTGCATTTAATATATCTTGTAGCCAATTTAAAACTTGTTTACGATCCATGTTGCCACCACCTTCGTGTGCGATAGGAAAATACCCTTTGTAATGTGCTGTTGCTACAGCAATACCTACAACATCACCATCACCAATGACTGACCCTGATCCTCGTTCCTTGAGCCCCGGGTCTTTTGTCTCTAAGTCAATAGCGATTTCATCAACTTGCCTTAAGTCAGGAAACTCTGTAGGCTTTACCCATTCTGTTTGTGCTTCAAACTTTGGTATTCGCATAATCCCTCTCTAGTATCATTTCTAAATAATGAATTGCTTTATGTATATCTTCTTCCTTTCCTTTTGCAGCGTGCCTGCAAATATATTTTATAGCCGATGCTTCTGCGAAAAGCAACCTGTTCTTGTTTACAAACTCACTTGGCTGAACGACCATATTTCGGTAATGGTTGCCGCCAATTTGCTTTTTATATACTTTCGATGTCATAACCTAATCTATCCTCCTTTGCTGCCATTATGTATAAATTTTGTTTAGTTCGTGTTACACCTACGTACCAAACTCTATGTTCTTCGTCTGCTTTCTCAGGACTCTTCTCTATGCTTTCACGAATCTTATCTGTATTATCTAATATTAATAATACGTTGTCAGCTTCACCACCTTTGGCTGAGTGAATTGTAGATAGTTTTACTCTTGCTTCCTCAGAAAGTTTTTCTTTATTGCTCAGCATTTGTCTGATGTATAAAACTTGTTCAGGGTCTGCATCAAACAACTCATACCAAGTATCTGATGTATCAATATTGAAAGACTCACAACTATAGCTCATATGATCTTCGCCATCAAACTCGTTGCCTGTGTAATCAAATATATCTTTTATTTCACTAGCCGTTAGTTGTGCACCTGATGTCCATTTTGAAAAATCTCTAATAGCTTTCCATAGTTTTGAACTAAAACTTTTTCGTTCTTTGTATTCAAAATAAATACCACGTTCCATTAAGTATGGTTTCATTTTAATTAATCTGTAATTTGTTCTAGCAAGGATTAACCAATTGCCTTGTGTTAGATCAACTTCATCAAGGTCATACACTTCTTCACAGTGTCCTTCATCTTCTCTTGGTTTCCATTCTTTTGGTATTCTTGTTTCAATTTGAGATATGATTGAGTCGGCAACTCTCTGAACTTTAATTGGAACTCGATACGATTTTGGTAATATCTTTTCTTTTGCGGGTTCATCTTGAAATCTTTTTACATCTGCTCCTGCCCAACCATAGATTGCTTGATCATCGTCTCCTGCTAATATCATAATCTTTGTATTCTTTTTAATGATGTCATACATTTTCCATTGTATAGGTGATAAATCTTGTGCTTCATCAATAAAAACTACATCAAATTTGGGGCATAATTCTGACAAAACAAATTTTTCTATCATGTCAGTAAAGTCATACAGAACAAAAGAACTCTTATAATTTTTGAGTTCAGCTTCTATAATCTCTACTAAATTGTAATCCATTTCATCTGAGTATAAATCTGTATTGTATTCATCTTTAGGGGTGATGTTTTTAATTCTAGCTATGTTGATCAGATTAAAATATTCGCTGTCAGAATCTATGTATCCTGTTTCTTCTTCGCCTCCTCTGTAAACAGAAACTTGAACACCAATTGTTCTTCCTATTTCTTCATAGTGTTCGGGCTGCATAACATTATCTTTCTTCATTCCTAATGTATTGAAGGCTAAAGAGTGTAGTGTTTGAAAGTGATTAAGATCTCTGTATCCGTATTGTGGAAATAGTTTTAACATTCTTTCCTTTGCCTCTGTAGCTGCTCTTTTTGTAAAAGCAAAGTAACCAATCTTTTCTATGGGTGTTCCTAGTTTTAAAAATGTCTGCACGTATTTCAACAGCTTTGTAGTCTTTCCTGTTCCTGGTGGTCCTAATATCTTTCTGATCATAGTATATCCTTTTTATGTTCTGTAACTTTGTGATAAATTTTTATCTTTTCAAATTCTTTGATTGAGATCATTACAACATTTTTAGTTGGACTATTGTGTTTACCTTTTTCTTTTGTAGGAAATCTTTTTTGGTCTAAGAAATCTATCTCACAATCTTTATATATCTTAAGCATCATTGATCCTGTTTTATCCTCTAGGTATCTCCATCCTTTATTTTTTAATTTTTTATAGAACACATCAAATTTAAAATATGCATATCCATCTTGTATTAATGTTGTCCCTGTTTTAAATGATGCATCGTTCTTAGCTTCTGGTCCTGTAATCTTTTGATAAACATTATCGTGTAATTTTTCTCTTGGTGTTGTGCCCACTGGAGGTGGCATAACTTTTTGTGTCTTAAATAAACCATCTAAAATTTTTTGATCGTCGGCACCTTTTTGAAGAGGTGGAACAAATCCTGCATACTTTGCTATTGAGTTTCTTCTTTTTCTTTGATCGGTTAAATGTTCTATCGTTTTACAATGCACAGACTTTACAGTTTGTCCATCGGGTAAGGTAACATCAAAGTTGTACTCTGGTTCTGGTTCAAGGTCTACCTTTTCTAGATTTGCACACAATGGATAAGAGTCTTGAAAGTCAGATGCAATACCAAAAGTTCTTTTAACACAAAGTCCTCGCATACAATGTTGTGCGATAGGATCTTGATTACAAGTATAGCCTTTATAATTTTGTTTCCATGATCTAATCTTTTGTGTAAGCTTTTGTTTAGACCACGCTACTGAATCTTCAAAATACAATACGGGTGCACTCATTACTTTCTCTTCCCAATTGTCAGGGTATTTCTTTTTAGCAAACACCATATAGTTGTATAGAAATCTATCTCTACCATCTGATAATTTATTTTTTGACAATGCTGCTAAACATGGTGGACCATCAATAAACTCTGCGTTTGATCCTTCTAAAACTTTCTTTTCTAATTCATCATCTATTTCTTTTATTCTTTCTGCTGTTATAAAATTTGATTCAACGAGTTGTATAAATTGTTCAAAGGTAAATTCTGTTCCATCGTAATTAAGAGCCCTTCTTTCTGTCTTTTTAAAGTATGGAAGATTAATAAAGTTTCCTTTGTTCATTTCTCCTGTCTCACTATCTTTGACAAGTTCGGTTTGTTTTGGAAACACTTCTGTTTCAGGTTTTAAATTAAATATTGGAATTAAGTTTGTTAAGAATGATCTTATAATTTTTGCAGGAATAAAGTCTTTTGTAAATATGTAAAGATGAAGACCACCACTTTTAGATAGTATTGGTATAATGGGTAAATCATATTCTTTTATTTTATCTAAATAAAATTTTCTGTCAAAGTCTGCATACTCTTGTGGATCAATATCGATTGCACCAAAACGTGCGTGATTCTTTTCATTACAAGGTTGGATACCAATTGATTTAGTTCCTATTAAATGTTCCTTGTAATCATCATCAGTAAGTTTCTGTTGTGCCCATCTATATTCAGGTTTTTGTTTTTTAGAGATTGGATCAACTTCAAGCCGTTGCATATCAGCTTGACCATAGTTCTCAGAGAACCCACTAAATATCTGTATAAATTTTTCTTCCATATCCTATCAGTAAAGGGCGGTTTAACTCTCGCCTCCCCGCCCTTGTTGCAACTATTCCCAAAGGAATTAGAAGTGCGATGAATCCTTTTTATTAGTTTCACCGTGCTTTGCTTTTACATTTCCTTTCGAAATGCTTTCAGCAAAAACTTTTGCTTGTTGGTACAGCTCTGCATTATCTACAGGTCCTATCTTCTGTACTTCCCAACCAAACCACGTGCCTTTATCGTTAGACTGCTGAACAGTTCTTAACCTGTATTGATGGCTAAAAGATGCTGGCGTGAATAATCCATTCTTACCTTTCATCTTTATACCTGCCATCATTGAGTTCCATTTTCTACTAATTTTTAATTGAGTAGATTTCATAGAAATCAAAGCAGTGGCTGCTGTAGGATTGGTAATCAAAACAAAGTGAGATGCTGTCTTCTCAACATAATTACCATTTGGTAATCTGTCTTTGTAGTTTGCATCAGTCTTTGTCTGACTCATGATGTCTGAAGAAGAGTCGTGGATTTGTACTGGTCCACCTGATCCTTCTCCCCTATCTTTCCACTCTATGTATTCGAGTTTATAAAAGCACGGAACGACAGTTATGCCTTTCGTACCATCATACAACTCTCCTGAAACAGAATTGAATATCATTCCTGGTTCAGCACCTTCGACATACTTACCATCACGTTTGTTAACTTCTGGTGAAAGCTGTCCAAGGATTTTTAGAAAAGGAAGGGCTAGATCTTCTTGACCTAATTTACCCAAACCTTTTGCTGCATCTTCCTCAAATACATTTGCAGGAAGTTGTGCAGACTTTTTCTGTGCTACTTGGTTCATGTTTATTTGCTCCTTGTTATTTTGGTTCGGTTGCCTGCGAACACATTAAATAGATCAGAGGGCATTTCTTGTCCAGATTCAAGACGCTCCCTGACCAATGCTTTTAGAGTCATGGGCTCAACCTTTAGTTTCTGGACTGGTTCATACCCTTGACCCTGTGCAAGGTTGGCGTAAGCCATTGCCTTGTTATCTTCGTTACGACCAAAAGCAACAGTAATCTCATTTTTAATAAGATCACCTAAGCCGTTTTTACGAAGCCAGTTAAATGCATCTTCCTTTTTAGCTGCAGGAATCGATGCACCGTAGACAGGTTTCACTTCAACAGCGGAACCGTCTGCTAATTTTAAAGTTGAGATGTTCATCTCAGTCATCATCGTAGGAATAACTTCTCCTGATAACAACTCTTGATTTCGTTTCAACTCCTTAAGTTTTTTTTCTTGCTCATCAATCTCGTCTTCGAGAGATTGAAGTTTCGTTACTTGATCAGAAAGAGCTTTGGCATTATTTACTTCGCCTAAACTTTCCTTTCTGTCTTCTTCAAAGTCAATAGATCCACTTCCTGTGAATGTCTTAACTTTTATTGTTTGTTTAATGCTCATCTATTTCTCCTTTCTCATAAAGATTAACATTGATAGGATAATACTTTTTCTCTTGCTTATCCCATTTTAAAAGCTTGTATTTACCATTTGTTAAATCCGATACAATCGAACAAGCCACACCGATTATAGCAGGATCTCCCGTTAATAAAAGATAATCATCACTCGTATAATCTTTCAAAGATTTCCTTAGTTTAAAAACTAAAGGTCCTGGAGAGAATATAATTTGTGATAGTTCAGGTAAAAGAAATTTTAAATTACCATAATGAGAAGCTCCCATAATGTTAATCTTAGGCTTACCCTCTCGAGTGCCTGCAATTTCTTGTATTACGTAAACTGTATTTTCTTTCATTGACATCAGTTATAAATTAATATAAGAGATTGTCAATAGAAAGAAGAAAAATTATGGATTATAAATTTAAGACAACACCCTATAAGCATCAAGTAACTGCTTTAAAAAATTCTTGGATGAAAGAATATTATGCCTATTTTATGGAGATGGGTACAGGTAAATCTAAAGTATTAATAGACAATGCGGCAATGCTTTATGACAATGGAAAGATTGACGGCCTTTTAATTATAGCACCTAAAGGTGTGTATAAAAATTGGCACGAAGCTGAAATACCCACACATTTAGCTGACCACATTGAGAATGTGTCAGTTCTGTGGCAAGCCAATATTACTATAAAACAGAAAAGAAACTTAGATACTTTATTTAAAACAGATCATCGGCTGCATATTTTATGTATGAATGTTGAAGCTTTCTCTACTAAAAAAGGCGTTGACTTTGCACATAGATTTTTATCATGCCATAGAACAATGATGGTTATAGACGAATCAACAACGATTAAAAATAAAGATGCCAAAAGAACTAAAAACATTTGTTCCCTGGCTCCTTATTCTAGATACAGAAGAATACTTACAGGTTCGCCTGTCACAAAATCGCCGCTAGATTTATTCAAACAATGTGAGTTCTTACGACCTGAGCTCCTAGGTCATGTATCTTTTTATACCTTTAGACAAAGGTATGCTGTTATGAAGAAGATGAATTTTGGTGGTAGATCTGTAGAGATTCCAATTGGTTATAGGAACCTTGATGAATTAAGCGTTAAATTAAAGGCTTTTTCGTACAGGGTATTAAAAGATGAATGTTTAGATTTACCTAAAAAAACTTTTATGAAAAGAATTATT